TTGAAGAGCGCTGGGATGCGCCTAATTGGACGCCATCTGATGTTGTTGCTGAATACCTAGTCTTTGGCGAGAAGAACCTTGAGGAGATTACTCCTGAGTTGGCTCAAAAGACCTTCCCTGATGCTTTCGAGACAATGGCTAAATCTATTGGCTCCTATGAGGTTTCCAAGGCTGAGGGCGATAAGCGCTACACCCTTGGAGCCATGTACATCCCTGACAGATTAGATGCTCACAATGAGTGGACAGATGCCGAGGAGTTGCAAAGAGCAGTTTGGGATTATGTCCGAAGCAATGACCGCCGTATCCGATTGCAACATAATCGCGACATCGTTGCAGGTGAATGGGTTGAAGTTATGTCATTCCCATACGAACTAACAGTTCCAATTACAACCCCAACTGGAATTATCGTCAATCATACTTATCCAGCAAACACCGTATTTCTAGGAGTTATTTGGGAAGAGTGGGCATGGGAGAAGATTCAACGCGGAGAGATTCTTGGCTATTCGATTGGTGGAAAAGCAGAGAGACTTTATGTGGACATGGAAAAGAACGACCCGACTGTTACCGATGTGCATGTTGATACAATTATGAATCCGAAGAAAAAGAAACCAAAGGAAACCAAATGAAAGACGACAAAATCCTCAAAGAACTTCGCAATGGTCCTATGAAAAACATGAAGGACGATGAATACGCGATGATTGAAAAAGAAGTTCATGAAAAGGGCATCAAAGGTCTTAAAGGCTATGCAAAGTCAATGATTGAAAAGGCTATGCGTGACTTGGCTTATTCAATGAAAAAGGCGCTTTCTGTATCAACGGGTGACATGGTTTCTTGGAATTCATCAGGTGGCACGGCTACAGGCAAGATTGTCCGCATTGTGCGCGAGGGCAAAATCAATGTTCCTGACTCAAGTTTTGAGATTGAGGGAACAGAGGATGACCCAGCAGCGTTGATTCAGTTGTACCGTGATGGTAAGCCAACTGATACAAAAGTTGGACATAAGGTTTCAACACTAAAAAAAGCCTAAGCCTAGAGAAACATCTAGGCGTTCAGCACGACCAAAAGGCGCACGGTGGAAAATACAACACCGATGATTCTGAGGGTGAAGATAGTGCTGAGCCAAAAAACTACAGAAACAAAAAGCCTAAGATTAGTTATGACGATAATGACACCGAGGGGGAGTTCGACAACAATGCCGATGACCCAAGGTGGATGGATGACATGGACATCCTTCGCCCACCTGCTAGAAACAAGCGATGAAAACAATCATCGATAGCACAATCGAGATTCTGAGTTCAATGAATCTCAAGGCAAACAAGGTCACTACGCCTCCTGGCTATGCAGGAATTCAAATTGATTTACCTAACGACTCCCAAGCCTTTTTTGTGTGGAGCAAAATGGATGATGATGACTTTCATTTCAGGACAGCGCGTTTTTGGGCAAACGACAATCCCTTCTCAATGTGGATTTGTCCAAACTTGCCCGAGGCTCTTGCCAAAACGAGGGTTTTAATAAACTAACAAAAGGGTCAAATTACGCATATGGTATTCTTCGTATGTTTAGACCCGAGTTAGTTTGTTAGCGTGTTGCTAAGAGGCTATCTCTATTTCGTTAGGAGTCACATTGGCTGGTCGTACTCGCAAAATGGTGAATTTATCCATTGAGGAAACTAGCGGGGTAGACCATCCCGCTCATCTACACGAAGGCTGGCTTGTAATGAAGTCTGCCGAAGAATCTGAAGTTCAGAGGGTATTAGACGAATCGCTCACCGAGGAGGACTCCATAATGGAGGATACAACAACCACGGCTACTGATGAGCAGGTCGCAAAGGCTGAAATGACTCTTGAAGATGCGATGGCTAAAATCGCTGAACTCGAAGCCAAACTTTCCGAAAAGGAAATGGCGAAAGAGGAAGAGCCAAAATCAGAAGAGACCGAGGATGAGGACTATATGAAGTCTGCTCCTGAGTCAGTCGTCAAAATGATTGAAAACTTCCGCAAGCAAGCAGAAGAAGCAACCGCAGAACTGAAGAAGGAACGCGATGCTCATGCTGATGCAGAGGCAGTTGAAAAGGCAAAGGGTTGGGCAAACCTCAATCTCGATGCAGAAAAAGTTGGTCCAGCACTTCGCCGTCTATCAAATGTAGACGCAGACCTAGCAAAGTCAGTTGAAGAACTACTTGCATCTGTTAATGCACAGGCTGAATCAGCAGCAATTTTTGCAGAAATCGGCAAATCTGCGGACTTCAAATCAGGCAATGCTTATGAGCGTATGACTACGCTTGCTAAGTCTGCTGTTGAAGAGGGCGTAGCAAAGTCATTCGAGCAAGCGCTCGCTGATGTCGCTACAAAGAACCCTGACCTTTACAGCCAATACCTATCCGAAAAGGGTGCATAACCATGGCATATGAAATCAGTAATTACTCGGTAAAGGTCTCCCTCGTTGCAGGTGCCGACCTTTCCGCCAAGCAGTACACATTCGTTAAGTTGGATTCATCAGGACAGGCAGTAGCAGCAGCAGCGGCAACTGACATTGTTATCGGTGTCCTACAGAACGCTCCAACATCAGGACAAGAAGCAGAAGTTCTAGTCATTGGTGGAACAAAGATTGTCGCTGGTGCAGCAATTGCAGAAGGCGCACAAATTGGTACATCTTCAGCAGGTAAGGCAGTTGCTTTAGTTGCTGGTACAGATACAACCAAGTATGTCGTTGGCACACTCCTAACCGAATCTGCTGCCGATGCAAACATCGTCACAGCCGTCATTAACTGTGCGACTCCGCACCGTGCGGCATAAGGGGGAATAAGACATGCCACAGCCACATATTAACTCCGTCCATGTTGATGCAATTCTGACTAACATCTCAGTTGCATACCTACAAAATCAGGACAACTTCATTGCAGACAAGGTATTCCCAGTAATTCCTGTGGATAAGAAGTCTGACAAGTATTTCACTTACACCAAGAACGATTGGTTCCGCGATGAGGCTCAACGCCGTGCGCCTGGAACTGAATCTGCTGGTGGAGGTTACAACCTTTCAACAGGTACATATTCAGCAGATGTATGGGCTTTCCATAAGGATGTTGATGACCAAACTACTGCAAACGCAGATGCTCCTTTGAACCCTCTTCGTGAGGCAACAGAGTTCGTTACTCGCCGTCTAATGCTCCGTAAGGAACTTCAGTTTGTTTCTGATTTCTTCACAACAGGTGTATGGGCAGACGATGTAACTGGTGTTGCTGGTACTCCATCTTCAGGTCAGACAAAGCAATGGTCAGATTACACATCTTCAGACCCAATCAATGACATCGAGGCTGGAAAGTCTGAGATTCTTGGTAACACAGGAATGGAAGCCAACACACTTGTTCTTGGCTACGAAACATTCCGTCAGTTGAAGAATCACCCTGACTTGGTAGACCGTATCAAGTACACATCTTCACAGACAATCACAACCGACATGTTGGCAGCAATGTTTGACATTCCTCGCGTTATGGTTGCAAAGGCAGTCAAGGCAACGAACAACGAAGGTGCAGCAGAGGCTTACTCATTTGCTTATGGCAAGGGCGCTCTACTAACACATGTTGCTCCAAATCCAGGACTAATGACTCCTTCTGCTGGATACACATTCTCATGGACTGGCGTATCAGGCGGACTTGGACAGACAATCGGTACTTCACAGTTCCGTATGGAATCAATCAAGTCAGACCGTATCGAAGCAGAAATGGCTTTCGATAACAAGGTTATCGCGGCTGACCTTGGTTACTTCTGGTCTACAATCGTCGCTTAATTAAGTTAATAGAAAGGGGGAGTCTTAATTGGCTCTCCCTTTCTTACTTACTAAATCTAATTTTAGAAAAGGAAAATAAATGCCACAGGTAAATAGACTTACTCGCGGTGAAGCGGCAGTCGGCGCACTACAAATTGGCGACAACGATACTGTTTACGGTATTGAGTTCGGCACAGTAGCAATCGACCCTACTTCATTAGGAGCAACAACAAGAGGTGCAACAACTTTCACACTAACTGGTGCTGCTACAACAGACATCATTATTGTAAATCCACCTTCAACTCTTAACGATGATTTAATCTTCGCTGGAGCCGCAGTAACAGCAGACGACACAGTAACTATCTACATCTACAACCCAACAGCAGGAAGTATTGACCAAGCATCAGCAACATTCTCATACTGCTGGATTGACACAACAGCGTAAGATGAAAGCCACAATTCTGAAGGTAATGGTTTCTGACGGAAAGACTCTTAACCCTGGTGACATCGTTGATGTTTCAGGATGGCGTCATACAAGAAATCTCGTCTCAGGTCGCTACATCAA